CCAAAAATCGGGTTTAAGACTCGTTACGGCATGGTTGCTAACCCATTCGCTGAAGGCACCGACCAAGGTAATGGCGATCTTGATCCTAACAAGAACCGTTACTACAGACGTGTGCTTGTTGACAATCTCATGTAAATCGTATTGTCACGATACAAAGACAGGGGGTGGCGAATGCCACCCTTTTTTATTAGGATGGTCCTAAATACTCGAAACGCATTAGCACCATGGTCGTATACGATTTTGTTTACGGAATTATGCTAACATTGATCATTGGATTATTTTTCATTTATCTATTGAGGTTGGGATCGTAACATGAGCAGAGGAGTTATCACGAAAGTAGACATGCTATCTCGTGTCTACAAGTATAAGAAAGGCTTATTTGACGGATCGTATCATGGGGAGTATACTGAAGAGCAGAAGGATGCTGCACATAAAGCATTCAATGATGTCCTAGACATGCTCCAAGAATACATTGCATAACATGCGAAAAGATTTAGACAACATCGATGATCTTCTTGATGACATCGAAACCATGAAAAACAAAATCACCAGAATTGAGGACGTCACTGACTCTCCGAAAGACTGGAAAGATTTTTGGAATCATCCAGAGGACATTCATGATCAAAAAACTGATTGAAGCATTCCCTACTACTGAAATTGTTGAGTGGACTATGACCGAAGACAAAATCCGTAAGTATGCTTACACAAAGGGTGAAGTAGATGCCATGATTGCTGCTGCCGTGGAAGAGGCACGCAGAATTGACGAAGAGTCAATGAAAAAGCATAATCGTGACGCTACTGTAATCAGTATGATTCTAGGTTTCACATGCCTAGCACTATTCCTAGACGGCACTCTAAGATTGCTTGGTATTATTCCACCATTCATGGGGATTGATATTGATATCTTGGACAAAGTTGTGGAAGCAGTCAAACACGACTTAGCACCAATACAAAGATATGGATTACGATAGCAGCATTACGCTGATTAATTTAATTCGAGGTCTAACAATAGGATTATTTGCACACTTTGTGTTAAAGGTAGTCTTTGACCTTACAGATATAAATAATGATGACGACGATGATGATCCCGAAGGCGGTATCATGATCCCTGCATATGCACCGATGTAATGACGACTTGGAATAAACAGATAGAGAATAGAAATTTCTTATCACCCTTAGGATTTAAGATGGTGATGCCGAAGTTTCCTAAGGTAGTGTACTTTTCTCAGTCTGCTGCTATTCCTGCTATCAGTCTTACACAACCAATGCAGTCCACAAGGTATGGACGTCAGTTGCCCTTAGAAGGCACCTTCCAATATGAAGACTTTGAAATGTCTTTCATTGTAGATGAGGACATGGAGAATTATCTTCTCCTACATAACTGGTTGCGTGCACTTGGTGTCCCCGAGAAGGCAAAAGAGAGGACAGAGTTTATTGAATTCATGAAGGCAAGATTCCAGTATGATGCAAAGGATTGGGATCTACTCTCAGCAGATGCATCTATTACTGTATTGAATTCAAACTTTAATACAAATTTCAACGTAGTATTCAAGGGTCTATTCCCTGTTTCCTTGCAAGGACTTGATTTTAATGCTACAATAGATGGCACACAGTACGCAACAGCGACCGCCACCTTTAAATATATCTTGTATGAGATTCAGAGTGGTGAAACTAACGTACGCTCTGCTAGTTACGAATAGTGAATCTTAACAAAATTGAAGAGATGTGGGAGAAAGACTCACAGCTCCATAGGGAGTTGCCTGAGTTGCTTGCAAATGACTCATTAGAGACTGCAAAGTTACACTCCAAGTATCTCAAATGGTTGAATCAATTTCGTCTCATGCTATCTGAGGCAGAAAGAGATATCAAAGTACTGCGATTAGAGAAGTGGCAATATTATTCTGGTAAAAAAACCGACGAAGATGGCAGAGCATTTCCTTACAAAGTTATGAAAGGAGATCTGTCTGTATACATGGACGGTGATGATGAATTGTGTAGAGCAACAGCAAAGATACACTACTTAGAAACGTGTATAAATTGTTGTGAAAGGATTCTTAAGCAGATTGACTCTAGAGGTTTCTCTATTAAGAATGCGTTTGACATCATCAAATACTATGACATACGTTAGCAAGAAGAATGAGGTATATTTAAAGGTAGAGACTGAGCAGCATATCCATAAAGAGTTATCAGAGTATTTCTGTTTTGATGTGCCCAACGCAAAGTTTATGCCACACTATAAGAAGCGTGTATGGGATGGCAAGATCCGTCTATACTCGCCAGGCACAGGTGAAATATACGTTGGACTATACGATTACTTACAACAATTTTTTATTAACAAGGGATATAAGTATACTGTCAAACTAGATGACAATTACGGTATCCCCGAGGAGGAAGAAGATTATGTCACACCTGAAAGCACAGCGTCTTTTGTTAGGTCTCTGGGTCTCCCTTTCGCAGCAAGGGACTACCAACTACGAGGCATATATCAAGCACTTAAGTCGCGTAGGAAGCTTCTATTATCCCCCACAGGATCAGGAAAATCCCTGATCATCTATGCTCTTGTCCGTTGGTATCTACAGAAAGGACTAGAGGTATTGATTATCGTGCCTACCACATCATTGGTAGAGCAGATGTATAAAGATTTTGAGACTTATGGATGGAAGGCAAGTGCCTACTGTCATAAGATTAGAGCAGGGAAAGAGAAATATGTTGATAACCCAGTAGTAATATCTACTTGGCAGAGTATATACAAGGAGCCTAAGTCATTTTTTGCAAGGTTTGATGCCGTCATTGGAGACGAAGCACACCTGTATAAAGCAAAATCATTGTCGGGTATCCTCACCAAGATGCTTGATACTAAGTATCGTGTCGGTCTAACAGGGACACTTGATGGGTTGCAAACCCACCAACTAGTATTAGAAGGTCTCTTTGGTAGTGTCAACCAAATCACAAAGACTAAGGATCTACAGAAGAAAGGTCACCTAACACCACTCAAAGTAAATGTAATATTACTTAAACATGGATGGGTGCCGTTTGATTACTATCAACAGGAGATAGAATACCTGTGTATGCATGAGAGACGTAACAAATTTATCAGTAAACTAGCATTAGATACGGTTGGCAACACCTTAATCCTCTTTAATTACGTCGAGAAACATGGTGAGCCTCTTTACGAATTGATAAATAGTTACAATACTAAACGTCGTGTATTCTTTATACATGGCGGTATTGACACAGAAGAGCGTGAAGAAGCGAGACGGATTACCGAATTAGAAAAAGATGCTATAATTGTAGCAAGTTATGGCACCTTCTCTACTGGTATCAATATTCGCAATTTGCACAACGTGATTTTTGCCAGTCCTTCTAAGTCTAGAGTCCGAAACCTCCAATCTATTGGTAGGGTTTTGAGGAAGGGAGAAAACAAATCACAAGCAACCTTATACGACATTGCTGACGATTGCACTAAGGGGTCATATCACAACTACACTTTCAGACATCTTATAGAAAGGATGAAGATATACGAGTCTGAGGAGTTTGATTATGAAGTTACCAAAGTAAGATTCAAAAATGATTAACTACATCCAACACGATCAAGAATTCTACGGAGTCGTCAAGTTGACCTCTGGGGAAGAGTTGCTCGGTCCTATGATCGCAACGGATGATCATGGAGATACATTGATCTTTGTATCTAATCCTGCTAAACCACACCCCACACCAGTGAATGATAACAAGGGCAATCAAGGTCTTGCTATTGGATTCACCAAATGGATGATGTTTAGTGAAGAAGATTTCTATCTCATCAGAGAGCCTGATGTAATCTGTGTTGCTCCTATGAGTGATGAATCTATTGCAATGTATCGCATGTGGTTGCGGAGAGAATATGGAGGTCCTGAAGAAGGTTACAAGGCACCAGTGAATGAATCCATGGGACTCATTGGTAGAGTTGATGATTTCCGTAAAAAATTAGAGAAGCAGTGGCGTAACACTGGTTGACGTAAAGATATAACTGTTGTATACTTAAGTTATTCGGAAGCAATAAATGCCACGGAAAGCGAAAAAACAACACTATGTAGACAATAAAAAGTTTCTCGACGAGCTCGTGGTATACCGCAAGGACGTCAAGCATGCTGCAGAATTTGATCTACCCAAACCAAGAATCCCAAACTATATCGGAGAGTGTTTTCTAAAGATTGCAACACACCTCTCTTATCGTCCTAACTTTATTAATTACATGTATAAGGATGACATGATCTGCGATGGGATAGAGAATTGTGTACAGTATATTGATAACTTCGATCCTGCTAAATCTACAAACCCATTTGCATACTTCACACAAATAGTGTATTATGCATTTCTACGTCGTATTGCGAAAGAGAAGCGACAGATGGATATTAAAGACAAACTGATTGAGAAGAGTGGATACGACGAGGTATTCTCAACAGACAATAAGGATGATCATGCTCAGATGAATTCTATCAAGAGCAGAATTGAAACAACTATGAGAGGATAATTCATGAATGTATTGGTCATAACAGATCAACACTTTGGAGTTCGTAATGACAGTCTTATTTTCCTAGAAAGATACAGACAATTCTATTCTCAAATTGTTATACCCGCCATTGATAAATTGGGTATCACTGAAGTGCTATGCCTAGGTGATACATTTGACAAGAGAAAGACTATCAACTTCAATAGTCTAGACGCTGCTAAAGAGATGTGGTTTGATCCACTTCGTGATCGTGGTGTTACTATGAATATGTTGATTGGTAATCACGATATCTACTTTAAGAATACTCTTAAGGTAAATGCACCAGAGTTATTGCTTAAGGACTATGGCAACATTAATATTATTGACGTACCTGGAGACTATAATATTGGTGGCAGGACTGTGTGCTGTATTCCTTGGGTATGTGATGAGAGCAGAGATACCACAAGAGCAGCAATCGAGACTAGTGCTGCGGATATCTGTGTGGGGCATCTCGAGCTTAGCGGTTTTGAAGCTATACCTGGAATTACTATGTCTCATGGGGATGACCCATCAGCCTACGATAAATTCGATATGGTCTTATCAGGACACTATCATCTGAAGAGTAAGAAAAAGAATATTCAATACCTCGGTAATCCGAATCAACTCTACTGGAATGATTACGGTCAGAAAAAAGGATTTCACATCCTAAATACAGATGATCTTAAACTGACATTTACGCACAATCCATATGATGTTTTTCATAAGATCTATTATTCTGAAACAACTGTA